CAATACTTCTTTTTGTGCTAAAATATGTTCTTTATTCATTTCTTTATTCTCCCTTAAAAATTAAAGCTGTATCAAGATTAATCAAACCACATTCCACAGCGTTAAGTAAGAACTCGTTAAAGTCAACTTTTGACATTGTTTCTTGCTTAAATAATAGCTGTTCTTCTGTCATTTGCTTTCCTCTCTTAACTTCTGTATTTATTATAGCATATCCACTTTTTGGAGTAGTGTTATCCTCTGTTATGTAAGATATGATTGACTTTGTAGGCATTCTATGTTATACTCTTTATAGGAGGTAACTATGGCTAGAGATAAATATTTAATGTACTTACGACAGCAGGAATACAAGAAACGTATTAAAATTAAAGTAGCTAATACAAGAGCTAGAATGAACAGAGAATACATGAATCAGCCAGAAGTAGACAATGAAACGATAGAACTATGGAACAATCAGCCAGCAATACATTTTGATTTAGGAGAAAATAAATAAATTATATTAAAAAAAGAAATTAGCGCCTTAGCGCTTTTGTTTTACGCTTAACCGCAATTTGACTAGAAGTGGCAGAATGTAAGTGCATTGAGTGTCCTGTTTGTAAAGTATGGTATCAGTAAGCACAATGTCTTTCTTGTTTGTAAGATTTCTAAAGGAATTCCGGAGTGTTTGATAATCTTTTTATCTTGTACTGGAATTGTGAAATGTTTAAGAAAACAAGAGCAAAGCCCATTGTATAGCGATTTGTAATTTGTAACATACTTTTATTATTTATGAGAATTAGAGGGAACAGAATATTTTACATAACATAGGATAACTCAAAGTGTAAAATGTGATATGTTAAAATATAAGTATCTAATATTTGACAAGTGAAAATGTCTATGTTATTATTATCTATGTAATTGAATAGTTAGTTGCTGAATGACTTGTAACTAATGTAAATAGAGAATTCAATATTGAATAAAGTTGAACATATCGAAAGTCATTCATAATCTTACGCTTGAGGGTCAGGATAGTTGCTTAAAACCTAGACTCAATTGAAAATGTGATTACTTTACAAATAGCCTAGAGCGTAGCATGAAATAAAAGATTATGAGTTCCATAAGTGTCGTGAACAGAAACACTTCGTGACGCGTAGAAGTCTGACAGAGTTATTTATAGAAAAGTTTTGAAATTAAGTAGTCTTTTCTTTTAACTTGCTGGGATTATACGACACGTTAAGGGCTAAGGGCTATCTAAAAAAGTAGCACGGAATAGAATTTAATATTTGACAAATGTAAGATGATTTGATACTATGGTATAAGAAAAAGGAGAAAATAGATGAGTTATACAACAAAACACAAACCTTACAAATTAAAAAGTATTAAATGTAGTGGTTGTGGTTGGTCAATATCACATTGCATGGACTTAAAAAAAGAAGTTGTAAAAGAATATATCCATGTAGACAACCCTAAATGTAAACATTGCATTGAATTAGAAAAAGGAGAATAAATGAAAAAATTTTTATTTAATTGGTTTACCGGAGTATTGGTTATTTTAATATTTTGCTTTTTCGTTATTGGAGTTCCAACTTTAATAAGTTTTATAGGGTTACCAGACTGGGTAGTTTTTGCTTATTTATTTATTTTTGGTTCTATTGTTTTAGGACTTACTGGAATGAAAGATTATTAAAATTATCAGTAGTATTTAAGGCTTGACTTTTCAAGTCTTTTTTGTTATTATATACTAAAGGAGAAAAAAATGAAAATTTACTATGTGGCACTAACAACTAATAAAGACATGGTGGCTAAAAATTATAGCGGAAAACGATTGTCTCTTTATACAAAAAAACACGAAGCTATTAAGACTTGCGTTTTATTAAATTATCAATGGGAGCTATTTTTCGGAAATGGAGTAAAAGAAGAAAAACCATTCAAAGTTTATTGCGTAGAATCAGAGCCAATGGAGGTGACTAGTGACTAGCCTATTGCTTATGGCTACATATTTATGAACTTAATAGATTTAAGGCTTGACTTTTCAAGTCTTTTTTGTTATTATATACTAAAGGAGAAAAAAATGACTAGCCTATTTGATAAAGTACAGACAGCTAAGCACTTAAAAGAGCGAGAAGACTTAATAAATTTAAAAGATGACTGGCTTATTGATACTTTAATGCCAAGTTCGCAAGCTGGAATACTTGTAGCACCGTTTAAGTCGTTTAAAAGCTCTCTAGCAATGCACATGGCTTTAATGGTATCGCAAGGACTACCTTTTTTTGGTTATGACACAAAGCGTAGTAAGACACTATACATCGACAATGAGGACACGGACAGAGAACTAAACAAAAGGCTTAGAAATAAAGACACTGCACCAGAAGACTTGCATTTCTTAACAGGTGGCGAGTTTATGCTTGATGATTCGCACCACATGAACTTATTATATGAATACATTAAAGAAAATGATATAAAATTCGTGATCTTGGATAATTTAATGACAATGCTAAGAAATGGAGACATTATCTACGGTAAAGACTTTGAACCAATGCTTAGGAGAATTACACGCTTAAAGTTACTTTTCCAAGACGTTACTTTCTTGTTAGTAGCTCATGCAAACAAATCAGCTTATGCAAACTCAATGGACGATAAAGCATATATGGTAAAGCCTAGTGACGCCTTGGGTGGTTCTACTCTAACAGCATGGGCAGAATTTATGTTAATGTTAAGCCCTAAACGTGGCAAGCATAACGACTTCTCTAAGTTATCAGTCAAAGCGCGTGGATATCAGTTTGACGATGATTTAAACTTTTCATACGTTGATTCAGTATTCACTTGCGTCAATAAATCAAAAAAAGAACCAGATAGCGAACTAGTGGAAAAAGTAAAGGCTGAAACTCCAATCGAAACGACGAAAGAATCGGCACAGGCTTTCTTAGACTTAGCTAAAGAGCAAGGAAAGGTAATAGAAAATGATTAATTACGAAAACAAGGCAATTAATTTACACGCTGAAGTATATGGCTGGCTATATCGTGCATTAGATGAAATGGTAAAAGCAGAATGGAATAATGATGAACTTTTCAAAGTATGGCTTGGACGTGCTGAATTTCTAGTCAGACAGTCGAAAAAATTGCATACAGCTTGCGAAAATGATTATTCTAAACGTGCATTGATTAGAGCATTACAATTAAAAGTAGAAATAAATGAAAAAATATCATCTAATACTTTACAATAGTAAATAATTTTGATATAATAGTATATATAGAAATAAAGGAGAATTAACAAATGGTAGTTAAATTAACGCAAAAACAAGCTGAATTTCTTTCAACTTTTGGAGACTTTGAAGATGAAGAAAACAAAAGAAAAGCACTTTATCACATCACTCGTTTTGGTTGGGGATATAATTTAACAGACGGTGATGATTTAAAAAGTGGAGCTTTTGAAAATTCTGATAAATTGAAAATGGTTGAAGCTGTCATTAATGGTTATGAATTAATTGAATCTAAGTATAAGTTTTATAACTTTTCTGATAGTAGCGGAGGTACTCCATTATATTATGCAGGTTTAACAAATGAACTAAAGGGAAATAAAAAATTTGCACTTGAAGTTAAAAAAGATAGTGAAGAATATAAAGCCTTGCTAACTTTAGGTTTCATTGAAGAAGAAATATGATAACATCTTTCGAAAGTTTAGCTGAAAGGCGATTAATAACTCTAAATTATCACAAAAAAGATAGTCAGCAGTACATCAATAGTTTAAATTACTTTGAATATGCTCGAATGTACTTCGAGAAAAATGGCTTTCCAGAAGATAACAGGCGAGTTTATCAAAGCGGTAAGCGAAAAGGTCAAAAAGTTGGCTGGTCTGATAAAGAGGAAAAACAGCAAAAAGAAGATATTAGAAAGTTCATTTATGAAAAGCAACTACAAAAGCTTAAAAGCCAGAGAAAAAGCAAGTAGACATTATGCTAGAGGCGTTAGAAAGCTGTCTAAAGAGCTCGAAGAGATGAACGAGACAAAGTATAGGGCAGAGCCTAACGAGTGCCTGTATGGCTTAATAAATGACTTGTGGAATTATCGAGAAAAAGGTCACATCTTACAAATGCTTAAATATTATATCGAAATTACAAGACAAGGGAACGTATTTATCGTAGAAAGAGGAGAAAATGAGCGAAGTTGAAACTTTTGTTAAAATTGAGGGTTTTGAAAAATATGAAGTGTCTAATCTAGGTAGAGTAAGAAATATAGAAAGTGGTAGAACACTTAAACCTATTCTTAATCATAATGGATATTTAAAATATAATTTATATAGGCATGATAAAAGGAAGTATCTATATTTACACAGAATTATAGCAACTGCTTTTATAGATAATCCTGAAGGGAAACCTTGTGTAAATCATATTGACGAAAATAAGTTAAATAATGACTTAAGTAACCTTGAATGGTGCACTGAAAGAGAAAATAACATACATGGCACGAGAATGAAGAGAATTGCTGAAAAACTCTCCCAAAAAGTTATTCAATTAGACTTAAATGACAATGTATTAAATGTATTTGAATCAATGACACAAGCAGAACGAGAAACAGGAGTTTTCGCAAGTAATATAAGCAGTTGTTGCAGTGGAAAAACAAAAAGCGCTGGCGGATTTAAGTGGATAAAAAAGTAGAGAGAGGAGAAAATGGAAACAATTAATATTAAATTTGATGAAAAACAGCTTGAGGAAGTTGTTGAAAAAGTTACTGAAGAACTTAAAAAAGAAAAAGCTAACTTTTATGAGCTTTCAGATACAAAGCAGGAAGAGAAAAAGAAAAAGCGCTGGTGGTTATAAATGGAGGAAAAAATGAGCATATTTGAAACCTTAAGTGTCATCAATGTTAATGATAAAAAGAGTAAAAAGAATAATTTAGATTATCTTAGTTGGGCATTTGCATGGTCTGAGGTAAAAAAAGTTTATCCTGAAGCTAACAGTAAAGTTTATGAAAATGAACAAGGTTTAAACTATCACACAGACGGTCGCACAGCTTGGGTTAAAGTTGGTATGACTATTGAGGGCTTAGAGCACATCGAATACTTGCCTGTTATGGACTATCGTAACCAATCTATCCCAGTTGAAAAACTGACTTCCATGGACGTAAATAAAGCCATTCAACGCGGACTAGTTAAGGCAATCGCTCGTCATGGGTTAGGATTATACATCTATGCAAATGAAGATTTACCTGACTTGACAGAAGAACAAAAAGAGCTGGAAGCAGAAAAACAACGACTTAGAGAGATTCAGCCACTTATAAAACGAGCTGAACAACTAGGATACCAAAATATTGACAACTTGAAAAATAAGACTAAAAAAGAAATTACCGACATCATGACGATTTGGTTAGCACAGCAAGAAGCAGAAAAAGGGGAATAATTAAATGGCAATCATCACAGTAACAGCACAAGCGAACGAAAAAAATACACGTACAGTAAGCACAGCAAAAGGCGATAAGAAAATTATTTCAGTCCCATTATTTGAAAAAGAAAAAGGTTCTAATGTAAAAGTTGCGTACGGTTCGGCTTTCTTGCCTGACTTCATTCAATTAGGGGACATAGTAACGATCAGTGGTCGTGTACAAGCTAAAGAATCAGGCGAGTACGTAAATTATAACTTTGTTTTCCCTGCTGTTGAAAAAGTGTTTATCCCTAATGATAATAGCAAGCAATCACAAGCTAAGCAAGACTTATTTGGTGGTTCTGAACCGATTGAAGTTCATGAATCAGAACTTCCTTTCTAGAAAGTTGGTTACATGTACACATCAGAGGAAAAAGAGCAAATTATCGATATCGTGGATAAGATGAGCTTACTAAGACAAGACTTTGACGGAGCTTTCACTTGGATCAAGGAAAATGTATCAATGCCGTTTGACTTTGACGGAGAACAACAATTTATATCAGACTTGAAACAGTTAGTTAAAATTAATGCTTTGAAGTTTGGTAAAATACATGAAGGAGTATTAAATTGACAACATTAAGAGAACTACACAAAAAACTTAAAATTAAACAAACGCTTGATAACTATGTACGCAATACAAATAAGAAATACAAATATAACTTTGTTCCTGATGAAATTCTTGGCGAGGGAATGGCTAAACTGATCGAGCTTAATACGCAAGGCAAACTTGGACGACATGCACAGCAAATTGCTTATATCAACCATAACTTGAGCTTACAGCGACAAAAGGAACAACTGGAACAAGCTAACGAACGACTCGCTAAACGTGCAGAGAAAGCCCAAAAATTGCTTGACACGGAACTTTTGAAAGACAGCTACATCGAAACACTTGAAATGTTTAGTAAATTCAATTCAGCAAAACAATATACTATGTGGGACGACCTAGAAACTCCAACTAAAGTGATTGAGTTCATGGAAAAAAACGGTGTGAAGCAAGGGAAATGGCTACGTCCTGAAGGAGTTGACGCTTGGTTCAAAGAACGAATCATCTGGTTCAAGAATAAATTGAAAGAAAAATAATTAACA